GTATGCGGAGACTCTTCCGTTCCTCTCGCGTCAGTACAATGCCGCTAAGATGCCCGTGCACGCGAACCCTGAGGACATGATTCTGATTACCACGCCTCAGTTCAAGTCGGGCCTTGACGTGAACGGGCTTGCTGCCATGTTCAATGTCAGCTATGCGGAGGTTCCGAACAAGACGCATGTGATTCCAAAGGAGCACCTTGGAATTGCTGATGTCGACGCGATCCTCACGACTAAGGATTTCTTTGTTGTGGCGGATACGTATTTCAATACGGCTTCGCAGCCGAACCCGGCGGGACGATACGAGAACTTCTTCTTGCACCATGACCAGATTATTTCTGCGTCGCGGTTCGTTCCGGCTATCGCGTTCACGACCGGAGAGGGCACTGTGATTGAGCTTTCCGAGACTCCCGTTACCGGCGTCAATGACATTGTCATTACTGACAAGACCGGAGCTGCCGCTACCAATGTGGAGCGCGGCGAGAGCTATGTTGTTACTGCTGGTGCTGTCACGGAGGGGGATAACGACGCTACGCGTCTTATTCTGAGTGGCGCACAGTCCAGCCGTACCTACCTTGCTCAGAACGGGTCGCTGCATGTTGCTCTCGATGAGGACGCTACGCAGCTTGTTATCAAGGCGATTGCGACGGACGATAGCGAGTTTGAGAAGTCTCGTACGGTTACCGTTGTGGGCGCTAAGGTGGAGTGGTGGCCTAACGCCCATGTGGAGGAGGACGCTGACAAGGACGGACTTATTGAGGTCACTCCTAAGGCTCCGACTTTCGATGATCCTGTGATTACTGTTCCGAACAGTGACAAGGTTGAGTACAAGGACGGCGCAACTGTTGTGAATGGTACGCAGGTTACCGTTACGACTACTAAGACGATCACTGCAACGGCTAAGGCCGGGTATGAGATCAAGTCTGGCGCTACGGCAAGCTGGACGTTTACTCACGAAGAGTAAGCTATAATTACACCTGGGGCATGTGTATAAACTGCCCTCCTTAATCTTCCTGGTTGCTGCATAGAAAGTCTCTTAACGCATGTCTGAGCGCTATAAGAATGATCCTGCCAATGAGGGCTATGACGCGGGCGACGATTTCAATTACGCTGTGTGGACAGCGGATACGGAACTGACGTTTGCTAATGTCCCCTGGGATGCCCAATATAAAGATGTTGTACACTTCCCAAACACGCAGGCGCTTAATGAATACATTGATCGACACGGCGATATTGCGCGAATCAGTAACGCGACGTATGCGCGTATCGACGAGCCTATTCGCGTTGATATGTCTTTCTCACGCGCAATGCGTTTTAACTATGTTCGCGTATTCAATCCCGCGCAGCCTATCGACGGCGATCTGCCGCGATACTATTACTACTTTGTTCGTGGTGTTCGGCATGTCGCCCCTCACACGACAGAAATTGCCGTACAGCTTGACGTATGGCAGACGTTTATCCGACAGGTTCAGTTTGGGCGCGCCTATATTGAGTCGGGACATATCGGGGTTGCCAATGAGGACAATTTCAGGAATTATGGGCGTGATTTCCTTTCGATTCCTGACGGCTTGGATATCGGTTCTCAATACGTGACTGTTGCATCTGTGCGTGAAAAGTTGCTCTCGACTCAGGGGATGACGATTCTTGCCATTTCTACTGTCGATCTGCACGGCGATCACGGAACGGAAAACGCTCCTAAACAGCCTTCCGCTAAGCCGACGACTTTTCAGGGAATTCCCTCAGGCGCAGGTGCTTATTTCTGGACAAGTGCAGCCGATTTTATGGCCTTTATGAATGACTATTCTAAAAAGCCGTGGATTACGCAGGGCATTGTTTCGATTACTCTGCTACCCGCTTACGAGCGTATTAATGGTGGCAGCTTTCCAGGGACGAAGCATCCGCTTACACGCTCATATGACGCCTCTAAGCTCTACGGCTCTCGTACACGTAAGGACTTGTTTAAGAATTGGCGTAACAGTGCCAACGTGCTGAATTACATTCCCGAGCGTTATCGCCGCTTTAAGAAGTTTCTTACGGCACCCTATTGCATGATTGAACTTACGGCTAATGCAGGCTCCGCGATTGTTCTGTCGCCTGAGGCTTGGAACAGTGAACATGCATCCGTTATGGAAATGTATGCCTTCCTTCCTCCCGCTCAGCGCGCAGCATTTATTCCACTGAATTACAACGGAAGAAACCGCACAACGGATAGCGGAAATGGCAATGCTGAACTGTCACAAAAGGATGGAGATTGGCTGGATATTGCCCTGTTCCTTTCAGCATTCCCCACTATTCCTATTGTGAATAACGGACAGATTGCCTATCTTGCCGCCAATGCTCGGAGCATTGCAGCACAGTACTCCTCTCTTGATTGGGCACAGGAAAAGTCGCTGCGCGCCAATCAGATGAGTTACGACCAGGCGCAATACAACACTGAGGCAAATATCAGGCAGGGGCAGAATTCGATTGCCGGAGATTACGCGCAGCAGGCGATTGCTAATGAGCTTGCTTCTCAGCAAGCCCTCTTCAACCTTGTCGGAGGCACGGCTTCCGGCGCAGGCATGGGAGCGTTTGCCGGACCTGCCGGAGCGATTGCCGGAGGCGTCGGCGGCGGCGTTAGCGGCGCACTTGGCGCAATCGGAACGGGCATGCAGATTGACGCTAACAACAGGTCGCTTGCAGCGCGTACAAACACCGCTGCAGGCTCAATGCAGATCGAGGCAGACCGTTCCTGGTACATGGCAGACTCTAACAAGGGCCTTGCCGATTGGGCCGCTAGAGGCGATTACAAGAATGCACGGGGGCAGCTTGACGCGCGTATGCAGGATGCGCAGCTGATCCCGCATGGCATGTCTGGGCAGTATGGCGGCGAAACGTTCAACATGGTCACGGATAATGCGGAGCTTACGCTACGTATTAAGATGCCGGATCAGGCTTCTATTGCCAGAGTTGGCGAGTATTGGCTAAGGTACGGCTATCCTGTGCAGCGTCCTAGCCTGATTCCTAACGACCTTCGTGTTATGACGAAGTTTAGTTACTGGAAGCTGTCAGAATGCTATATTAGGACTGGCAACATTCCTGAGACGTTTAAGCAGGCCATTCGGGGCATTCTTGAGAAAGGTGTCACCGTATGGTCCGATCCTGATGAGATTGGCGTTATTGATTTTGCGGACAATGTGCCGTTGCCCGGTATTCGACTTGAAGGTTACGTTCCGCCTCCTTGGGAGCCGGAGCCTGATCCCGAGCCCGAAATCCCTACAACTAACAGAAGGTGGAAAAAGAAGATGATTGTTTACACTTGCATTGACGGAACTCAGAAGTGGGCTCTTGCTGGCACGTCGCCGGGCACCTCAGCTAACTACATTACTACTGATTCGCTGGCGCTTGCTCAGCAATGGCTCGACTTCCTGGGCGTTGATGAGGCTGTCAGCGTGGGAGTTGACGATTTTTATGCCTACGAAGTTCTTTACACTGGGCCTGTCTCTACGCTTGAATACGTAGAAGGCGAGCCCGAGGAGGCTTGAAAATGGGCAAGAGAAATAAGAGCGATTTTGTAATGGAAGGCTTCTATAAGCCGTTTGCAGAGCGCGGTAAGGTGCGCAATAATCCTGCACAGAATGAGGAGGCATTACTGCAACGGATGTATGAGCGCATCCTTGGCGAGCTTGCAATGAACCGTTTCCAGTGGACAGGGTTCCCTGATTACATTGATCTGCGCTTCATCGAATTGACGTTGCACCAGCATGGCCTGGTTGTTGTTTTTCAAGATGTTGGCACACTTGAAAAGCCGGGTACGGATTTCATCTTCGCGCTTCGCGGCACGCCCTCGGGACAGCGCACTATCACGGATAACCCTACGAGCTTTACGCTGACGGGTCCGGGAATGGAGCAGCGTTTTCAGGGATTGCAGCTTTCTGCTAAGCGTTGTGTGCCTATTTGGCCCAACTATTTCCGCTCTACAGATTGGGACATTATTAGCACGTATTCGCGTAAGCTTGCCGCTATTGATCGCACCATTGAGATTAATATGGCTAGCGCGCGACGAACCAAAATTCTCATTTACGACGAGAACACGCGGCTAACCGCCGAGAATATCAATCGACAGATTGAGGAGGGGCAGCCTGCTATTAGGTTGAAGTATGACCCCGGCACGCAGCTGCAGGCA